GACCTAATATTCGCACTGTAGATTGTCTGTAGGCGTCGCGGACTTCCTAATTGAGCGTTAACGATATCACCCGTAATGGGATCAACAACGTCCTTGCGTCCCCACCAACCCTTTGATTCAAGCGTCGGTTGCAGGTTCGCAGAGAACTGTGAGAAAGGAATGCCATTCTCTATTGCATCGTCCAATGCCTCACGGATATCCAGCAGGATATCTTCCTGCATCGCCTTGGCGACGGTGAAAGCTGCACGGTTCTCCTCACGCCATACATCCCGGTAATCAAAAGCCGGTTTGATGTTCTTTGCGCGAAAATAAGAAAGCGCTTCCTTGGGTACCGGGCCGTCTGCCACTTCTTATGCCTCGATATCGTCGATACCGTCACCTAGGCCGCGAGCCTTGAAGGTGGCAGATGCCAAGAACCGCACAATCTCTCTGGGATCCATCTTGTCTTTGATATCGGCCAGTCCACTCAGGAATTCTTCATAGCTATCGCTATCAGCCAGCAACTGCTCCAACGGCGCAATCATAGGAGCCAGCTGCTGTTCCCACTCGGTCAGCGGATCATCTGCCAGTTCATCCAAGTAATCGTGATCGTCGCTCTGACGATTGATCGCAATAGCGTGCCGTCGCTGTTGCCGGTTGCTAGCTGATAGGTCGGGCAAAGAGGGAGTCGCAGACGGTCGTAATAGTTTGGCTCCTTTCGCTGGCTCAGGTATGCCGAACTTGTCGCGCACGAAACTCTCTTCCACTTCCAAACCAATCGGCACCAGGATATCTAGCGCTTCGGCCAGAGCCTTCAGGTCTTCTGGCTCAATCACCGGGAACCGAATGCGCGGGTACCGCTTTTGCCGCCCAAAGTTCAGATCAACAAAGGCCCGCACCAGGTCGCGGTTTATCGTGTTCTCCAGCTGCTTGATATCGGCACGTTTGATATCACCTCGAACTTCGTCGTGGACTTCCGCCTGGCTACGGCTGGAACCGTCATCAGAGGTCATTGTCTGGCCCAGCACTGCCTTGCTGACCTGCTTGTCCAGGTAGGCAGCAAGACCTTCAAACAGTTTTTCACCACCGCTTGCTGTGCCGGTTTTCTCAATGTCAATCTTCATGCCATCAGGTAGCACGGCGGCTGCGTCGGTGCCGATGTTTGCCACAGCGTTGATAAGAGTGCGGATATCATCAGGCGTTGCGTGCGGGCCATAGCGGCCCAGGCGCAGCGGCATTCCAAAAACTTCGGCAAAGGCCATCCAGTCTGTAATGGCAAATGCCTTGCACATGTAGGCGGTTGCTACCAGACGTGCTACGCCGCTGCGAATCGGTAAGCCAGACTTCAGGCGGGGGACGTGAGCTATAAACTTGAAGGGCTCCAAGTGTATCCCATCAAAGCTGTTTTCCTCATCAAGCAGCCGCAGCTCTCTACCGGTCACCCGGTCAAACCGGAAGAAATGCGGATCTCGCCATTTGTATGACTCAGGCCACCACTGACGACCAGAGCGGTCCCACATGATCTCGTTGACACTGTAGCTCTTACCTATGGCATCAAGAGCATCATCAACCATGTCGCTGAAATCAGGACGTAAAATCATTTCCCGCACTGCATCAGCAATCTTCACGTCATGGACATCATCACTTGCCGACTCGACCGTTGGATCAATGCCGGAGACGCCACGCTTACGCGTTCCTAGCACCGATGAATAGTGCAGGTCACGCTCTTCCATCTCTTCAGCAAGAGTCAAGAAATCATGGTGATCACCTTCGGCGGCGTTGCGCAGAATCCGGGCTAGCCGATCCGGATCCAACCCTGATGCGACTGAGCCATGTGACCAGATTGTACGTATGCCGGTCAGTGATGCACTGGCAATCTCCTGGGTAAGAACGTCTTTACGAATCGGTCGGCCATCAACACCGACAATGACAGACTCGGCCATTACAACACTCCTCGGTGGAAACCACCGGTAACACGCACGGCCCGCTGATGCTTATCATCACCAGGGCGAAATCGATTCCTGACGCGGTGGTGTGCATAAACGTTCAGGCGCTTATTCAGGCTGGCATACCACATCAAAGCACCAGCGATTGCGCCGTCACCGTGACGATACTGATCAGGGTCTTTTAGATCTCTGCGCTCTACCGCAGGGACCATCATGATGCCGTCCACTTCGGTAATCGCACGCAGATCAGACTCCAGAGACTTGTCACGTGGAACGCTTATGGTTCCATCTTGGAAGCTGTCAACGAATTTAGGCATCCACTCGCCATACCACTTCCGGCTAAGCACAACTTGGTGAATAGCATCGCCATATTTGTCCGCTGTATATTCTGCAATGGTCTGGCCGGGCCCTGTCGCATCAATAGCACCACCGCTGAACATCGGGAGGTGATCTATGATGAACCACAGCATCTGTTCCTGTTGCCGCGTGGGCACGTTAGCCATCTCGACAACAAAGGGGCAAACACGGTGCAACTGATGCGTTATCTTCGCAGGCAGGATCACAGAGAAATGACGGTGTCGGGCATAGTCCATACCAAACACATGTTCAGCTTTAGGGTCTAGCGTCTTCATAACTGGCAGAACATTTCTATCCAGCCATTGCTCCATCCAGGTGACGCGCTCATCCTGATTAATCTTGGCAAAGTCATCATCCAGAACCAACCTGATGACAGGTCGTTCCTCCGGCATCGCATTCTCAATCCAGACACCTGGAATACAAACGCCGGTACCATCACGGGGGATCGCGTCCAGCTCTTCGCGCATGGCCGCTTTTCGTGGACCGTAGCCATTGCGAATACGCATGTACCAGTCTTTCTTGTCTTCTGGTGTCGGCGTCTTGCCTCGCATGAAGCACACACGCTCATAGATGCCGTTGGCCACAGCATCATCAAACGTCACATGGTAGACCACCGCATCTTTGCCATAGCTGCCATCAAGAACATCTTTAACCATCTGGTTAAAGGGGTTTGATTTGCCGTTGTGCGTCGATATCACACGTATAGAGCCGCCCCAGATTAGCAGCGCGGTAGCAGCGTCAAGCACGGCCTGCACGTCTTGGTGAAACGCGGCCTCATCGATAACAACAATGCCTTGCAAGCCACGA